TTATATTTATCCATAGCATGTTTCTTTAGTTCTGTAAACTCCCATCTGCCTTTTTCTGCATCAAGCAAAATAATCTGTGGGTGGTTTTTTCTAGGATGACTAAACACACCCCAAGTTGTAATAGCAGAATAGTCTGCAGTTTCTTTTTTACTAAAAGCTGTATCATAACTTTGTATCACGTGAATTAAATCTGGCACTTCTTTTTCGTCCCATACTTTCCACCACTCTCGTTTAATAATACTGCCTTCTTCTGATGTGGGTTTCTGTTGCCATTGTGCTTGCCATTTCTGTTCTGTCAAAGAAG